AAATTCCGTACTATTTTTTAATTTATTTTTTAAACTTGCTTTGATGTTATCAAAACTAAGTGCTGAGGATTCAATAGTTGTTGCCATTTATCTTAGCCTTGCCAGTGTTGAAGTAATTGTGATTATCTCATCTGTATTTATTACCTTAAACGTAACCGATACTTTTAATTCATTTCTTTCTGGAACAGAACGAGCGGTAACATTAAGGATTTCTGCTCTTGGTTCATATGAATTTATTGCAAATCTAATCCGTGCTTCAGCATCTTCTTCTGTAAATTCATCTGCTAAATCAAATAATAAATCTCTAATGTTACCTCCAAACTTAGGTTTGAAAGGTTTCTCATTGTAGTTTGTCATAATAAGATTCTTAACAGCTTGCTTTACGGCAGCTGATTCTTGTTTTTTAAATATCTCACCGCTTGCTTTTGCAGTAAAAGTCAAATCTATGTCAATGTATTTTTTGGCTCTTGTACCAAAAACGGTTGAAGAGCCTAAGTTTCTATCTTCTGCTGATAACTTAGTTGCCATATTTCATATCCTCTGTTACCTTTATTTATATGGATATCAGCTAGTCATCGCATTTATAAACCATTGATCAGATAGCCATGTAGTAACAGTTCTTCTATCAAATCTTCCACCACCCAAATTAGCACCAAGTGTATCAAGGTGCATCGTGTTTACTCCCATATAGCTTGAACTCATGCCGCCAGCTAAAATACCCTCTGCTCTAGCTGCTCTTACAAATTTTTCTAAGATTGCTCTATCAGAAGAAATATCCTTATTCAAAAATCTATTATTAACTTTGCACTTGAGGTCAGCAGCTTCTAATGTATCGTGTCTTGTACTACCGACACGTTTACCTTTTGATCCTGGTTGACCGCCAGATGTAATCACCACAACATCCACTCCAGATTTTATTGCGGCATTTGCAAGAATTAATTCAAGTTTTTTGGAGACACGTAAATCTCTTGACTTATCAATAAGTTGATATTCTATCAGACCACCTTGAGCAGTCTCGCCAGCGACTGGTGCATCTGATACTGGACTACCACTTTCATCAACCTCAATTAAATCACGTGGAGACAAAACCGTATTATTAAATTCTGTAGCAACTTTAAAGTCAGGGCTCGCTTTACCAACAATATTAAAATCTTCATTAATCTCTGGCATTACAACCACAATTTGAACATGAATACCATCTTTATTTGGATCAATTTTATCATAGCTCAATTGTATTTTATCGTAGCCAAATAAGTTTTCAGCTAAGTATTCCGCAAATTCAAATGAACTTTCAATATTGATATTACCATCTTTGTCATATAGTTCATATACAATTGCTTGCCCTGTTTTTCTCAGATAAGGAATTGATTTTTTATCAAGTGTTTCTTTTGCTGCTGGTTTGTAAACACCCTCTGCAACAACAATTCTAAAATCTTCGAATCTACCAATATTGTTTTTACATAATTTAATTACTTCTGCCTGTAAAACAAGTTGCCTCATGAGTGCCGCTCGTTCACTAAATGTTGCAAGATGTCCTAAATTAGTTTTACCACCAACTCCACTTAAAAATGTAGAGATAGGTATACCTTCAGCAACAAGTGTTTTAGATGTAATTGCCTTTGCACCTTCGCCACGAGGATCAATCAGATCAGGATTAAATCTAGGATCTGGCGTAAACTTAGTGTATGTTCGTGTTCTTTCAACAAAGTTTGCTCCAGTATTTGACCTAGTAGTGCTACCTTCTCCGCCATATGTTCTTCTGACACCTGGCGCAGATGGGTTGGAATAGTTGTTACTAACGCTACCGTCTTTTAACAGTGCCGCAATAAAATCCTTATTGTTTCGGTTATTAGGATCTTTTAATTTAGCTCTTGCTTCTCTTGGATCAAGGCTTCTATCGGAAATGCCACCCATAACACCAGATTTATCAATGCTATTTCTAATGACATCATCTGCAACTGAGACTTTCTTTACACCTCTGCTTGATTTAAGTGCAGATTTCATCATGTTTGAATTTGGCACAGCAGTTGCTGTATTATCAAGAGCAACAGATGCTGTAGTATATCCACCTGGAGAAGCAGCGCCACTTCCTGCAGTTGCCGCTCTGTTCGCATCAAGCGCTTCTTTTGCTGTACCATTCAAATCACCATGGAAAACATTTGCTGCCATGGTATCAGCATGAACAGTTTTAGTGGCATGCATATTGTAGGTGTACATAATCATATTCTCGCCACCGATTGTACCACCAGCACCAAGTACCGACATATCTCCAGCCAATAGAGACATACGTGGACTTGAACCCATAATCTCTGTTTGAGATGATGTTCTATAGACACCCTTAGATGCTTGAGTGATTGAACCTTCTACAGAAAGAGATGAATTTCCTTTAATGGTTTCAAGAGAAGCACCAAGAATGGTAGAAACATTTTGGCCTAATACAGTTTGACCATTAAATCCTTTTACTGTGACATTTTTTGTTTTAGAGCTTTCTTTTAAACCACCTTCAACTGTAGTTGTTTGATTACCACCTACCTTAACATTATAATCACCTTTTACATCTAGGTTAAGATCTCCACTAATATCCATATTCAAATTTTTTGTAACAAATGTAAAATCACCCTCACAGATAATCGCTCCATTTGCATCTATAGAAATAACAGCATTATTTCTTGATCTAATTACAACAGACCCATCAGCTGACATCTGCACACCAGCACCTGTCCTATGTTTTAGGACAACTCTTTCTCCACCTGGTGTATCATCAAATACTTGTATATGACCAGATTTAGTTTCCTTTACTTGAACAGATCCATATTTTGGACTTACTGAAGGTTGTTCTGGATTTGATTTACCATTACTTGGATGAGAACCACCTGTTTTTACTTCAGTTGCAGATCCACCTCTTGCTTCTTTATTTACACTTGATTGACCAAAATAGGGAGGCCGTGGATATTCACCTCTTGGATCTCCATTATCAACAACCCCAGCAGGAACATTGTCTGGGTTTTCTGGTAAAACTGTTTCTGAATTAGTAGGTAATACTACAAGGCCCATTAATCTATTCCTTCAATTGCTTTTTGTAATAAATTAGATAATTCATCTATTGTATAGAATTTTTTATTTTCTACGACATTTCCTAAATTGCCTTTATGAAAAGGAGATTTAGTTACAAATTCACTTACAGAAAATCCTGGTCCAGATTTTGCTACAGTTTCTCTTGATTCATATAATTCGTAATAACCATATGCTTGACCAAGTGGAATAGCTGTATAGAACCCACTCATTAGAGTCCTAAATGCTTTCATTTGGCTACTAGTAATTGATTGAGCTGTTAATTCTCCAGGGTCTTCACTTGGGTTACTAGGTGTTGCTGAATTGTAACCTGCAACAAAAACAATTCCCATTGAAAGGTCATTATAATTTTCTTTATATTTTCCTTTAGATGATAAAGGAAGTCCTGTTTCAATTTTACCATCTTTTCTAATTACAAAGTGATATGGAATTCCTTCTCTTTCATTATTTAAGTATAACTCATTGATTGACGTAGCGTTAAGATGTTGGTCATTGAAAGTCCCAGTCCAGTCTACAACAGCTGATGTAATTTCTCTTTCAGTTGATTTTATGTATGATACAACATCTTCTTCACTATTTAAGATAGCATTTAAATTATCTACTGTTCCTTTACTAGTTTTACCACCTGCCATCGTTACGGTATCTGTTGTTGGGTCAGCAACAACTTTAGGTGTCTGCAAGAAAGAACCAGGTGTTGGTAAAATATTAGGAAATAATTTTTCAATAGAATCAATAATAGATTGTAAATTATCCAATTCTCTTGTAAGAGCAAGAGGCAAATTAAGAGCATTTGCTTTTGTTACTGTATCTTGAACACCTTCTACACTACTTAAATCCACTTTAATATTATTTTCATCCAAAACAGCTGTCAAGTCATCCGAAAAAGATATATCTTTAATAGCAAGAGACCTACATAACTGAGCATTACCATTACTAAATGCAACTAACAATTCTTCCATATTACTTGTAAAATTAGGAATTGCAGAAAAAATTGAATTTGAAAATGCCGATTGAAAACTTTCCAGTTGTGCTAAAAACACACCTGCCTTTTGAAGGCCGCCTAAAGAATTGTTAAATCTATCTACGGCTGCTGTTAATGATTTCTGGAATGTTTCTGATTGTATATTATCCTCAAACTCTCTCATCATTTCAAGAGGATTAAAATCACCTTTACCTGAAATATTACCTGGTTTTATCTTTTCAAGAACCTTCGAAAGATCCGTATCATTTAAATTTTCAACAGCATTTTTCAGTGATTTATAAACGCCTTCTAAATTTGCCGTTGTTGTAATATCAAATAACATTTCTTCTGCTGTTTCAACAGTTGATTGGATATCTGGATATATGTCATCTAAATCAATAGCGGTATTACCTGTTGTTGCAGCAACAAATACCTTTTCAAGATTAGTTATATCTGAGGATGATATAGCTTCTTTCATAGCAGGAATCTCATCTGCTATCTCTTTTGTTGCTTTTGCTATTTGTGGTTCAAGAATTTTTACTTTATCTGCTAAATCAGAAGCAGCAGATTCAATGGCTTGTATGCCACCTTTGATTTCACCTTCTATAAAATCTTCGGCGTTATTAAAAGCACTTTCTGCTACAGTTTGGAATTCATCTTGAACGGTTTTAAACGATTCAAGAAAATCTAAGTTTTCAAACTGTTTTACACTTTGTGCTAGTTTATTATTAAATTGAGTAAAGTCTACCATTAGAATGCACTACTTTTTGTTTTTCTAGTAAATGTTTCAAATACAGATTTGGCATAACCTATTCTCTCTGATTCTTTTAATTTTGCAATACCTTTTTTGCCTCTCGTTTCATTTGGATGTGCACTTTTTGCACCAGTATTTTTAGGATTTTCATAAAATTGGTGCACATAAACAGTAGCTGGTCCAATTGAATTATAATTATTTAATCTTGTTATATCATATTCAGATACAGTTATAAATTCATACTCTACAAACTGCAACTGTATAGTTAAATCTGTCTCCGAACCACCTCTTTCTTTTGCAAATCTAATTAAATTATCCTGTCTCGAAGTACCAGCATACCATTGAGCAATACCTAATGAACCTCTTGCATTTAAATTTAGATCACCTCTGACAGAAGTTCTAATATCAAGAGGTTTGCCACCACCTGACTCAACAAGAAAATTACCTAACAGTGCAGCAATAGCAATATCTGTAAAGGTTCCAGTACTTCTAAAATAGGACCAAGCATACTGAGTATTACCACCGTATTCAATATTTGGGTCTACAAAAAAGCTACTAGGCGGTCCAGCAAGTGCTCCATCAATAGTTGCAGGTGCACCAACACCTGGAGACCCACTATTACTCCAAGCAATACCTGCTTCTATTTGAGTGAGAGATGGCACATTTACAACAGGAAGTGATCCTAAAACAAGAGGTAATTGAGACTGTTTACCATCAAGAAATATTCCAAAAACTGCAGCCGATGGTTCGAGTGCAGAATTCCATCCAAGACCCGATGTTCCTGGTTCAGTGGTAGGTATTAAGACTTGTGCATATGGTATATCATGATTACTGACTTCTGGACCATGAATGCCTAAGATTCTTACTTTAACTCTACCTAACTGTGGGAAATCATTGCCTTTTTCTATAACGGTTCCGACAAACCATCTTATTTGATCGCCATAGAAAGCTGTAGTTTGTGGTCCTGTAAATTCATTACGATCACTCATTCTTTTAAATTCCCTAATTTCACAATTGTTGCATCTATCATATGTCTTTCTTGAATAAAAGAATGCCGACAAGAGTGTATTACATATTCACCTGATCTTTTTAAATCTTTATTTTGATATTCTATATCTGATCTGTTGTTTGGAAAATCTATATTAATTTTAGACCCAATTGTTCTATTTTCTGAACCACTAAAAAATATGTAACCGCCAACACTTATTTTAGCACTGGATTTAACAATAATATTTTTTATTGCCTTTGAGGTAGCATCTAATCTAAATGTTCCTGTATAGTAATTTCCGATGTCATTATATGTATTCACCATTACTACTCTGTCATAATTTTGCCCATTTCGATCACTTAATTTGAAATTATCATCACCAAAAACACTAGTATCATCAAGTAAGCCTAGCATTTTATCTGTGTCTTTTCCTAACAGCTTATTTCCAAAAATAACATCTTTAAAAAGTTGATCTGAATTAAATCTAAATGTATCTGATACACCAGTCGTTAAATCTATAACACTGTAAGAAGATCCGATTGAACCCCTTTCCATTAATAATAATGTATCTTCGGTATTATTCTGTTTAAAATCATTGATATTATATAAGTTTCTTGGATGAACTAAATTAGTTTCTCTTTCATTTCGTGCTTGAGAATATTGAAAATCATATTCCGTATTCCAATAATCTTGGGTAAACATTTCTTCTAATGATTTTAATGTAAGTTTACTATCAAATAAAGTAGCATAAAGATAATATGGAAACCCGTGTTCCGTACTTGCTCTATTTGTTATCCACTTTGCAGCTTTTAAAGGAGTCATATAAGGAACTACAACTTTCATGGAATCTTGATATGGACTTATTAGTGGAGATATTAATTCAACATTGAGTTGATCCTTTAAAATATTCTTAACAATAACATCTGGAGTACCTTTAAACGCTTTGCTAAATTGTAATACCGTATCAATATAATATGTTTCATCAACAATATTAAGAATAATGCTTTCTGATCTTTCAGCTGTTTTAGTAGATGAATGTACCTTTCTTATTACAAATCTTTTTTCAATTACATTAGTAGTTTCAGGGTTTGAAAATTGTAATAAGAGTCTTTCAGTGCCTTTTATATCTAAAAATTTATCATAAATTCCAGTATTGTCGCTTAATATAATTTGCCCTGATAAAAATGGCCTTTCTATATTTTCGAATATGTCAACTTGGAATATGATATTAGCAATGCTAATATTATCTTTTGAGCTCTCATCACCATCAGGCATATATTTAACATCATCTAGTCTGTAATCAAAAGATGATTGTGTATATTGCTTTACCATATCAATTACTCACTCAATAATCTATTATATTCTGCCTGTATCTGTACTGCTACATTTGGTTTTAATATTTTAATTTCTCTGAGTGCTGTATTTTTAGCATAGACTCTATCGGAATATGTAATTGGAGTTAAACCTCCAAGTGATGGATTTAATGGATCTATATCGACATATTCACCAGAAGAGTTTTCATAGTGATGAACAGAATTATATTGTACACCTTCACTCGCAACCGTAATGGTATCAGAAATAGAGTTATTTGGAATTACAAGTTCTCCAACACTAAAATTATCAGATGTTTTTACAACAATCTGACCAAGATCAATAAATCTTTTTACTACCGTTCCAGTAGTACCCGATGTTTGACCCTCAACAGTATCACCGACTTTAAACTTTTTTGATATATCATTCTGTGTAACAATTGTTCTATGAGGATAATCCGATTTAAGTTTATTCTGTAATTCTAATTCTGCCAAAGGCCAACCAGATTCTCTAATATCGTTATTTAAATAATAAAATGTCCAGTAATAATTAACAGTACCATAAAGTTTAAAAGATAGTGTATCAGGTCTTTCGAAGTCATCAATAAAAGTGGTTTCATAAAAAGCAACATTATCTTTTATATCGTCTATAATTTTAATATATGCTGTAATATTTTCAAATAAAACCGTGTCTGGTAATCCACCAAACGAATAATTAACAATTGGAAAGTTTCTAAAAAAGTTTGGCATTAGAAATCTGCCTCGATGTGTTGTTTCATAAGAGCTTTTGATTCGGTAAAATTAAGAGTAATAGTCGTTGATGAAAAGTTACCATCCTCATGCATTCCCATACCCTGGTCATTATATACAGTTGAAACTCCTGTAAGAAAAGCAGGTAAAAATTTTAATCCTGCCATTTCTCTATTTCTATATTGTGCTCTTATTATAAATCTATTAGGAAATTTATAGCCATAATTAATGCCGCTAAGGCTCAAACCTTCTGGATATAATTCACTTCTAAAATGCCTTACAATTGCTTTTATTTGTTCTGCTTCTACTCGACTTGTTGGAATCATTTTAAAAGTAAAACTAAAAGCTCTTAAAGGCACACTTTTAAAAAGTGCTCTTGTATTAGGGTTTACTTGAACACCTGTGACACTTCTCACGACTCCCGCTGCTTGTGCGCCTGTTGCTCCAAATTTACTCAAGACATTTGCTGTTATAAGAGAAGCTGTTGGTGATGCAAGACTCGTGACATTTTCAGTAGCCGTTATTCTTTTAATAGCATCATATGCTGCACCACCTGCTGCCGCAATACCGCTTTGTCCTTGTTGCAATGCTGTTTCAGCTGATGCACCTAATGTGCCTAATTCAAAATTTTCAAATGTCACTGCGTCTTGTAATTGAAAAGCCGTTGGTAAAAACAGACTGATGTAAGGGCAAGCCGATGTATTTTTCGTAGGTAAAGTGGCATCTTTTTCAACTTGTTCTATAGAAGTTACTGTTGCTGTATCTACTGATTTATGATCAATAGCTTTGTTAACTGCTTCTAATCTATCAGTTGCGGACCCTACAATACCGCTGCGTAGCGCCTCGGCTTCTTGTTGGTCTGCATAATTTTTAGCCGCAGCGTCTGCTATATCTTGAAGATCTTTTAGCAAAGCTTCTCTGACGGCATCTTCATCTACGACTTTAAAAACAATCGTGCCTTTATAATCCTCAGAATCTTCGAGTGGGTATCTCAATGTTTCTGCCATATCATACCTTATAAATATTAGTTATTGTTATCATTATTTATATTGGAAATTATGGCTTATTCTGGCAAATATAAAGTTAAAAATTTTAAGAAATATAAAGGAGACTATACAAATGTCGTTTATAGATCCATGTGGGAAAAATGGTGTTTTAAATGGTGTGACGAAAATTCTGAAGTTAAATCATGGAGTTCTGAGGAAACGGTAATACCCTATTTTTATGATGTGGATAAAAAATACCACAGATATTTTGTTGATTTAAAAATAACCTTTAAATCAGGAAAAACGGTACTTATTGAAATAAAGCCAGACAAAGAAACCAAACCTCCTGTAAATCCTGGTAAGAAGACAAAAAAATATATTAACGAAGGTTTAACATACATAAAAAATATTAATAAATGGAAAGCTGCTCAACAATTTGCAAAGGAGCGTAACTGGGAGTTTGTAATATGGACAGAAAACACTCTTGAAAGCATGGGCATCAAACCAAAGTCTACCAAACCTTTGAAGCCTTTTCAAAGAAAAAAACCTAAAAAGTGATATAAATAACATTATGGAAATTAGGGATAGACATGAGCAATCTTTTTAATACGCTTGAAATCGAAGCCTTTCGTAAAGGTCTCACATTAAGATCCAAAGAGTCCCAAACGTGGTTTCGGAGACGTTTGGCAAGTATGCGTCCTAATAGAGCATCTCTGATGAAAGACAATCAGGTTAATCTACAAACTCGCATAGGTCCAGGTACGATGGCAATGTTTTATTATGATCCAAAACACAAAGAAACATTGCCTTATTATGATAGGTTTCCACTTATTATCTTAGTTGATAGAGTAAAAGGTGGTTTCCACGGATTGAATTTGCATTATCTACCTCCAACACTAAGAGCTAAATTTCTTGATGGTCTTATGGATAACTTAAACAATAAACTATATGATGAAACAACTCGGTTTAAAGTAAATTATCAAATGCTTCAGAGGGCAGCTAAACTGAAATATTTTAAAGCCTGTTACAAAATGTATTTAAATGATCACGTCAGATCAAAGTTTGCTGAAATTGAAGCACCTGAATGGGAGATTGCTACATTTCTTCCTACTGCAGATTTTGAAAAAAGTACAAGAGCCAATGTCTACAAAGATTCGAGGAGATTAATCAATGGCTAGCATTGATGAAATGAAAGGCTTGATATCATCGAAGGGTGGCATTGCAAAAGGTAATGTCTTTAGAGTTTTCTTGCCATCAATGCCTGGTGCTACAAGTAGAGACATAAATTTATTGTGCACTAATGTTAACTTACCTGGTCGGCAAATTATGACACAGGAAAGAAAGATTGGAACAATACTTCAAAAAGTAGCATATGATCAAGCATATGATGATGTAAATATGACATTTTTACTTTTAAATGATTATGGAGTGAGACAATATTTTGAAACATGGCAAGCCTTGGCATTAGATCCAAATACTTTACAGCCAGGTTACCACAGTGACTATACTTTTGATATTAAAATTCAACAGTTAAAAAAAGGTTTTACATTACCAGTATATAATACACCGATTGGATTGCCCACATTACCAACAGAAATACAGAATAGATTGCCTAGAATAGGCTCACTTGATATTGCTCAAGGTGAGTTGGATATTGATTTACCAATTTTTAGAGAATCCGTTGTTTATGAATGCAATTTACAAAAAGCATTTTGCACAACCATGTCAGCAGTTGAATTGGGAAATGGTATGGAAGATGTAATGCAGTTGCAGATTCAATTATCTTATAAAAATTGGACGTCTAATTTCACACCAAAAAGCCAGGGTTTAACAGAAAAAGCAGAACCAATCAATACAACAAAACCAATTACAACTCCATACCCAGATTCGCCGCCACCCGGAGTAATAACAAGACTGGATCTGAACAGAACCGGACCATATTAATTATAACTATACTATAAGGACATTGAAATGGCATTACCTAAGCTAAATGATAAACCAAAATATGAAATGAAAATCCCTTCTACAGGAGATATTGTTAGATTTAGACCATTTTTGGTAAAAGAAGAAAAAGTTCTAATGATTGCAATGGAATCAGAAGACAATAGACAGATGCTCAATGCAGTGGTTGATACTCTCGATGCTTGTGTTGATGGTGGATTAAACAAAACAAAACTTACTACTTTTGATGTTGAGTTCATGTTTACTAAACTCAGATCCAAATCAGTTGGAGAAACATCTACAATTGTAATTGAATGTGATCATTGTAAAGAAAAAAATGAAGTAAATGTAAATTTAGAATCTTTGGATATTGAAACACCATCAGGTAATCGTGTTATTGAAATCTCTGATACTATTAGCATAGAAATGCAATATCCTTTATATTCTTCAATTACTGATATTAGCGATGAAAATATGGACAGTACAGAAGCAGCATTTGACCTTTTAAGATCTTGTATAGCATACGTTATAACAGAAGATGAACGAATTGACATGAGAGATGAAAATCCTGAAGAAATTCAAGAGTTCATCGAATCAATGGACCGAAATCAGTTTCAGTTAATACAAGATTTTGTTGATGGAATGCCTAAACTTAGTCATGATATAGAATTTGAGTGTGTATCATGTAAAATGAAAAACAAGAAAACATTGGAAGGAATGGCAAATTTTTTCTAGTAAGTCTATCTCATAACAATCTGAGTACATATTACCAGACTTCATTCAGTTTGATGCAACATCACAAATATTCATTGACTGAGATAGACGAAATGATACCATGGGAAAGAGAAGTTTATCTTTCATTACTGATACAACACTTAAAGGAAGAAGAACAACGCCAAAAAGAGGCCCGAAATTAAATGTCAGCAAAATTGGATGATGTAGTTAAAGAGTTAAAAACTACAAACGAAAATACAAAAGATACAAAAGACTTAATTAAAAAGTTTTTGGATAAGCAAACTCAAATGGCTGGTGACCAATTAGAGGCGTTGCGTGAACAGGGTCGTCGAGGAAGAAGTCCAACTGCTAGTGTTCCAAGTCGTGGTTCTAGTAACAGTGGTTTAGGAATTCTTTCTAGGTCACCAGCAGCTTTAATAGCACCTTTAATTGGTGGTATTAGTGCATTCGCCGCCGCTATGGCAGGCTTGCGTGGCTGGGAAGTTGGTGCAATTAAAAAACTTAAAGATATAATAAAAACCAATATACCTACCACAATCAATAATGGCGTGATAAGAATGAGAAATGCTGTTCTTGGTATTTTTGGTCTTACCGCAGAAGGTCTTCTTACGAGAGATGCGCAAGGACGGTTCCAGCGTGCCGCACCTATAACGACTCAAATTGCTATGAGAATGAATGCTCTTAGAATTAGAGCACTATCCATGTTTGGTCTTGGCGCGGATGGCAAACCAATTATAGCACAAGGTGATGATGGTCTATTTAAAAAGAATATTGTTGGTCGTGTAACATTTCAAATTAACCGTTTATTAAGTCCACTTGTAAAACTTAGCAGTGGCATTGTTGATTTTATTACAGGTGCTGGTAAAGGATTATTTTCATTTATTAATGCAAATATTTTAGGTCCGGCAGGAAAAGTTGCGGGTTTTTTAGGTAAGCTTTTAAAGCCAATTGGTGTGTTATTCAGTGCATATGAAGCCGTTACTGCTTTTATGGGAGAAGAAGGTTCAGTATTTGATAAGACAAAAGCTGGTTTTGCTGCATTTTTTGGTGATTTCTTAGGTGCTCCACTTGATTTGTTAAAAGGAGCTATGACTTGGATTTTAAAAAATCTATTGGGTTTAGAAACCAATGAAGATGGAACAGTTAAAGAAGGTCAAGGTTTAGCAGGTGATGCACTATTAGCAGTGCAAAAATTCAATTTCAAAGAATCAATTAATTCACTGATTAGAGGTGTATTCGAAATTGGCGAAGCAGCATTTAATTGGTTTGCAGGTCTTTTTACAGGCGAAACATCAATCAAAGATA